CTAGAATATGAAGAGGGTGTCATTATTGATGATGCTGCTATTGATAAGAAGGTAGTGGAACTAAATGAGTAAGGAGTTAGATGTCTCTCTACATCCTGCTCAATTAGAGATATTTAATTCTGATGCTAGATTTAAAGTAGTATCTGCGGGAAGACGCTTCGGTAAGTCTAGGTTAGCTGCCTGGATATTAATCATCAAAGCTCTACAGTCAGAGAGTAAGGATGTCTTCTATATAGGTCCTACTTTCCAACAAGCTAAAGATATTATGTGGGGGATGTTAAAAGAGTTACTCCACGATACAGACTTAATTGTGCAGACACACGAGAATACTGCTACTATGACACTAACTAATGGTCGTAAGATAAGTCTGAAAGGTAGTGATAGACCAGATACTCTGAGGGGCGTAGGTCTAGCTTATGTAGTTCTAGATGAGTATGCCTCTATGAAAGTAGAAGTATGGGAACAGATAATAAGACCTACTCTAGCGGATGTTAAAGGTGGTGCATTATTTATAGGTACACCCGCAGGTAAGAATCACTTCTATGATATATGGTGTGAAGCTAATGATTCTGAGAAAGAAGATTGGGAGGCATTTCAATATACCTCTGTAGATAATCCTCTCTTAGACCCAGAAGAAATAAAGGTAGCTAAGGATACGATGTCTACCCAGGCTTTTCGACAAGAATTTGAAGCCTCCTTCGTATCTTTTACAGGGGGTATATTTAAAGGTGAATGGATTAAATATGATGATGAAGAGCCTGAAGAAGGGAATTATGTTATTGCAGTCGACCCTGCTGGATTTGAGGCAGTCGAAAAAGAACGAGGTCTCAAGGGTTCTAAACTCGATGAAACAGCAATTGCTATTGTTAAAATCAGTGGTGATACTTGGTGGGTTAAACATATACTTCACGGTCGTTGGTCCATTAAAGAGACCGCTAAGAAAATTTTATCTTCGGCTATTGAGAATGAAGCGACAACTGTTGGGATAGAAGCAGGTGCACTGAAGAATGCAATCTTACCTTATCTAGAAGATGAGATGAGAACTAATGGTAGGTGGGTTCCTATTACAGATGTAACTCACGGTGGTAAGAAAAAAACAGATAGAATTACTTGGGCACTCCAAGGCAGACTGGAACACGGAAAGATTACTTTCAATCCAGATATAGGTTATATTAAGGATTTAGAGACACAGTTAATTGAGTTTCCTACTAAAGGAACTCACGATGATATTATCGATGCATTAGCCTACATAGACCAAGTGTCAGTAGCAGACTTTATGCACACTATTGAATTAGAAGAGGATTGGGAACCGTATGATGACGTTGCAGGATACTAAGATATGAGTGACACAAGAGGAAGTAGAGAGCAATCTAAGATATGGAATAGATTATACCAACAAATACTTGATAGAGGAGTTGCTCCTCAGCAAGCAGAAGACCTCTCTAAAAACCTTTTAATTGATAGAGGGCATCTAGACAGAGAAGGTTTTGATACCCCAGCTGGTAAACTTAGAGGTGAGATGTCTCCAGGTGAGAGAGCTATAGAGAGAGCTACTACTTATTATGGAGGAAGTTCTTCAGATTACACTTATAATGAGGTTACTAATTATGCTACCAAGAATAAGAATAGGGGATACTAAATAATTATGGGTTTATATAATAATGAGAATGATTATCAGGCACTAGCAGGTTGGTTGACAACTAGGTTGGAGGCTTGGCGTGCCCATAGAGATAATAATTATCTTAAGTCTTGGGATGAATACTACCGTCTATGGCGTGGTATTTGGACTCCTGAAGATAAGAGTAGAGAGTCTGAGAAGTCTAGACTAATCTCTCCTGCTCTACAACAAGCAGTTGAATCTTCTGTCGCTGAGATTGAAGAGGCTACATTCGGTAGAGGTAAATGGTTCGATGTTCAGGATGACTTATTAGATAATGATAAGCAAGACGTAGAAAGAATACGTAACTTACTCCAAGAAGACTTAGAAGGTGCAGGTGTTAAGGATGCCTTATGTGAAGTATTTCTTAATGGTGCTATCTATGGTACAGGTATAGGTAAGATTATTACTGAAGAGAAGATTGAACGTAAGCCAGCTGAAGTACCTGTAGAAGGTACATTAACTTCAGTCCGTCAACTAGAAAAATATACTAGTGTAGAAGTAAAAGTAGAAGCTATATCACCTAAGGAGTTCTTAATTGACCCTTCAGCGGAGTCTATCGATGAGGCATTAGGCGTAGCTCACGAGGTCTATAAGCCACGTTATTTAGTATCTGAAGGGATGGATAAGGGTGTATATAGAACTGTCGATATTGAGGCAGATGTGGACGTAGTACAGGTAGGTTTTGACCCTGAATATATCAATAGAGATGCTGGAGACCAGATAAAGATTACTGAATATTGGGGCAAGATTCCTGCTAAGTTCTTAAATAAGAAGAAAACTGAAGATGATTTTGAGTATGACTCAGATGAGTTAGTTGAAGCAGTCGTCACAATAGCTAATGACCAGTACATACTACGTGCTGAAGAGAATCCATTTATGATGGAGGATAGACCTTTCATTAGCTATCAACACGACTTAGTACCTTCTAAGTTTTGGGGTAGAGGTGTCTGCGAGAAAGGATACAATCCTCAGAAAGCTCTAGATGCAGAGATGAGAGCAAGAATTGACTCTCTAGCACTAACAACTACACCTATGATGGCAGCCGATGCTACTCGTCTACCTAGAGGATTAAAGCTAGAGGTTAGACCAGGCAAGACTATCCTTACTAATGGCGACCCTAAGCAGGCTATTATGCCTCTTACATTAGGTCAGACAGACCCTCAGACATATAATCAAGTACAAGCACTACAGAATATGGTACAGATGGGTACAGGTTCTGCAGATGCAGGTGCCCCAGATAGAGCTACTTCTAGTGGTATGTCTATGATGCAATCAGCATCTATTAAGAGACAGAAGCGTACACTGATGAACTTCCAGAATACATTCTTAATCCCTATGATTAATAAGACTATGTGGAGAAAAGTACAGTTCGATGTAGAGAGATACCCTGTAAGTGACTATAAGTTCGTACCTTATTCTACTATGGGTATTATGGCTAAAGAACTAGAGATGCAACAAATGGTGTCTATGTTACAGTCTATCCCTAAAGACTCTCCAGCATTCAATATCTTATTGTTAGCAGTATTCCAGAACTCTAGTATGCATAATAGAGACCAGGTAGTTAATGCACTAGTGCAAGGTATGCAACCTAATCCTCAGCAACAGCAGATGCAACAGATGCAGATACAACTACAGATGGAACAAGCTAAGGCAGATATTCAGAAGACTCTAGCTGAAGCTCAAGAAGAGCAGACTAAAGCTCAACTAAATGCAGCTAATGCAGGTACACAACAACCTAATGAATTAGATATACAAGAGAGACTAGTTAAGTTACAGAAAGAATTAGCTAACATCGATAAAGTTAAAGCAGATACACAGAGCACTCAAACAGATACTTTTAGAACAATTCCAGAGGTGGAACACTTAAAGTCGGAGACAATGCTAAACTATGCAAACGCACAACGAGCACAATACGGAAACTGAAACCTACTATCAAAATAGGATTCATTTAACAGAACAAGATGGATGGAGAGACTTAGTTGAAGAACTGAATAATCTCATAGACATCTACAGTAATTTAGATTCATTAGAATCTGATAGAGACCTTTGGTTCGCTAAGGGTCAGTTGTCAATCTTAAGACAAGTAATTGGCTTAGAGGAAGCAACTAAACTAGCGGTAGAACAATTGGACCTATAAGTCCAACCCTGCCATTTTATATACGTTCATTATTAGATGAACACTCACCATAACTCGAGAGAGCGGAGAACAAAGATATGAGTAATATAGTAGTAGAGGACACTCCAGTGTCTACAGAAGCAACACAAGAACCAACAACAGACGTAAATCAGAAAGTGACAGAGGCAGTAGCAGAAGATAATACACAACCTACTGAATACGTAATACCTGATAAGTTTGCTGGTAAAAGTAATGAAGAGATTATTAATAGTTATCAGAACCTCGAAAAGGAAATGGGTCGTAAGGCTCAGGAAGTTGGAGAGTTAAGAAAGTTATCAGATAGTTTCTTACAAGCTGAAGTAGCACGACAGTCTAATCCTCCACAACAAGCCTCACAAGAAACACAAGAAGAGGACAACGGTGTGGATTTCTTCGATGACCCCAATGCAGCGGTAAATCAAGCGATAGAGAATCATCCTAAGTTCCAAGAGTTCCAGAAGTTCCAACAACAGCAGGTACAATCTGCTAGTAAGGCACAACTGGAACAGAGCCATCCAGACTTTACAGACGTAGTAAAAGATACTAAGTTTCAAGACTGGATTAAAGCGTCACCTATTCGTATGCAGATGTTTCAAGCAGCGGATGCCTATAACTTTGATGCAGCTAATGAGCTACTTAATAATTGGAAGGACCGTTCTATGGTCTCAAAAACTCAGGAAGTAAATCAAGCAGCAGAAGAGGATAGACAATCGAAACTTAAAACAGCTACTACAGAATCAAGGAGTGCTTCAGGTTCTACAAGCGGTAAGTCGTTCAGAAGAGCTGACTTAATTCGTTTAAAAATGGAAGACCCTACCAAGTATGATGCCTTGCAAGAGGAAATCTATCAAGCATATGCAGAGGGAAGGGTTACATAAAATACTATGCTATTGTTCTTGTCACATTTCGTGATGAGAACGTCAATCTAAAGGAGAATATAAAATGGCAAATATGACTAATGGTGCGTATCACGCAACCACAAACCCAGGTGCAGTAGGTGCATTCATCCCAGAGATTTGGTCGGATGAAGTAATTGCTACATATAAAGGAAACCTCGTTGCAGCTAATCTAGTTCGTAACATTAACCACGCAGGTAAGAAAGGTGATTCAATTCACATTCCTACTCCAGGTCGTAGTACAGCTAATGCTAAAGTAATCAATGCTGACGTAACTGCTAACACAGATAACGCTGGTACTGAGACAGTAACAATTGACCAACACTACGAATACTCAATGTATATTGAAGACTTCGCTGAGTTGCAAGCTCTTAACTCTATGCGTAAGTTCTATACTGACGATGCAGGTTTTGCGTTAGCTTCTAATGTTGACTCTAAAATCATCACTGACTTAGATGGTGCTTCTGCATTGACTGGTGGTAACTCAGTAATTACTTCTGTAACTAACTGGGATACTTCAATCCTAGCAGCTATCGAAGCTTTGAATGATGGTAACGTACCTGTAGATGGTCGTTCACTAATCGTGACACCTTCTTGTATGACTGCACTAATGTCTACTGACCGCTTCACAGAGCAACAGTTCATTGGTGATGGTAATGCAATCAAGACTGGTAAGATTGGTTCTATCTATGGTGTACCTGTATATATGTCTACACAAGTAGGTACAGGTTCTACAGAGAAGGCTTTCTTGTTCCAGAAGGATGCACACGTATTGGCTACACAACAGTCTATACGTACTCAGACTCAGTACAAGCAAGAGAAACTTGCTGACTTATTTACTGCAGATACTATCTACGGTTCTAAAGTTGTACGTCCTGGTTCAATCCAAGAATTAACTTCATAAGTTGATTTAACTCTAGCCCTTCTTCACTGAGGGGCTTTTGTTAAGTTAATTTCTAGGAGGTGATGAAGATGAAGTTAAGTAAAAAGAAAAGATTAGCATTAGCTGTACAGGCTATGAGACGTAGATTAAGGAACTAATATGAGTATAGATAGAGGACACGGAATTGCAACATCATCAGTCTTAGCTGATAGCTATGACTTAGATGCTCTTATTGCGGATACAGAGGCAGCTAAAGTAGCAGCTCTAGCAGCTCAAGTAGCAGCTGAAGCAGCTCAGACTGCAGCCGAGACTGCTGAGACTAATGCTGAAACTGCAGAGACTAATGCTGAAACAGCAGAGACTAACGCTGAGACTGCTGAGACTAATGCTGAAACTGCAGAGACTAATGCTGAAACTGCAGAGACTAATGCATCAGCCAGTGCTACTTCGGCAGCTTCGAGTGCTACTAGTGCAGCTTCATCTGCATCTAGTGCAGCTACAGTAAATACTAATGTAAACACTAAATACGATAATTTTGATGATAGGTTCTTAGGTACTAAATCTAGTGACCCTAGTTTAGATAATGATGGTGATGCTCTCTTAGAAGGAGCGATGTACTATAACTCTACTGATAATGATATAAGATTCTATAATGGTTCTTCTTGGGAT